CACGCCGTAATTACAATAGATTTTTACGATTTTAACGTATTTCTGCATATTGCATAAAATAAATTACGTTATTAACGTATTTTTTGTGCATTTTTGTGTATAATATATATAGAGGAGTTGATAAAAAATGAAGATATTTAATAACACACTATTAAAGGAATGCAGAAAAAACAAAGGATTGACGCAATATGACGCGTCTAAAATAATCGGTGTGGCGCGTACTACTTATGCCGACTACGAAAACGGAAAAATACAACCGCCTATAGATAAAATCCGTAAAATATCCGATTGGCTAGACTTGCCGATTGAAAAACTTATGAATATACAATATGCAGATTATGCAGAATTAGATTACAAGCCAGAGATAGTCAATGCACTTGATGATATTGCAAGCGAAATAAAAAGCCTGAGTCTGAAAAACCAAGAAAAGTACCTTATCATAAATCTACTAGACTATATCGCACAAAACTACATGAAAAGAGAAAGATCTGTAATAAATGACTAGGGTAGCATTGTACGTTAGAGTTTCCACGTCAGAGCAGGCAATCAATGGCTTGTCATTAGAAGCACAAAGAGAAGCACTGACTAAGTACGCAAAAGAAAAAGGATATAGCATAGTAGATACTTACGCTGATGAAGGTATAACGGCGCGCAAACAATTAAAAAACAGAAAAGAACTGCAACGCCTACTTTCAGACGTAAAAAAAGACAAGATAGACTTAATACTTGTAACAAAACTAGATAGATGGTTTCGTAATATAAAAGACTATTACCAAGTGCAGGAAATACTAGAAGCTCACAACTGCAACTGGAAAACAATTTTTGAAAACTACGACACGTCAACTGCAAGCGGTAGGCTACATATAAACATCATGCTTTCAGTAAACCAAGATGAATGTGACCGCACAAGTGAGCGTATAAAGGCAGTATTCAAGCATAAAAAGGAAAACAAGGAAGTCTGCTCTGGCAACGTACCATATGGATATTACATTGACGAAAACAAGCATATGCAGATAGACGAAGCAAAAGCAAAGGAAATACAGGACGCATATAACTATTATGAGCTTCACAATAACGTGCAACAAACACGCAAATATCTGTCAGACAAGTACGGATATATAACATACACCGCTACAAGAAAAAGGCTGACACATGAAGCATACACAGGAACATACAATGGCATTAAGGACTTTTGCCCGGCAATTATATTAGAAAAGCAATACAAGAATGTGCAACGCTTAATAGGAATGAATAAAAAGCAGTATAAGCCTAAAGCACCGCAGGAAGAGTATATATTTAGTGGTATGATAAAATGCAAGGCGTGTGGCGGATCATTTAGTGCAAATAGAATGTTCCGTAGTGGCAAATGCTATAAATTTTATAGATGCCAGCGCGCAAAGCGTGAGCAAAATTGCACCAATAAATACACTATATCGGAAAAAGGTATACTCGAAACATACTTGCTCGCAAACATAAAAAATGAATTAAGCAAGTATAAAATCAGCTATGAAGTAAAGCAGGCTAACAAGGATATACAAGACCTGCAAAATAGGCTAGTAAAGGCACGAAATAAGCTCGATAAATTAAAAGACCTATATTTGGACGACCTTATAGACAAAGACGCGTATAAAGGCGAATACGCACGCTTAAACGGTATAATATCAGACCTTGAGAATGAAATAAATAACGATAGCGATTTTGATATAGAGTCAATAAATAAAATACTATCGCTTGACTTTGAAAGCATATACAACACACTGCAACCAAACGAAAAACGATATATCTGGCAGTCAATAATTGATTATATAGAAGTAGGCGACAATAGAGAAGATATAACAATACATTTTAGATAAAAAAAGAGGGCGTGTGCCCTCTTCTTTTGTAGTGTCTAGCGAATACTGCCATTAGGCAAGCGTGTCTAAACCCTACTGCACTTCTGGCAGCCCTGCAATACTTGTAAGCACTGATAAAATACCTGCAAGAATTGATGCAGAAGCAACCATAATCCAATCCACGTCACCCAATACCGCGCTAGTACCTATTGTTGCAACTGCAGTCTGTGCGATAGTCTTGATTGCTCTAACTCCTGCCGCCTTTAACCATTTCTTATCCATATGCTACCCCTTTCTTAATTCATCTATATCCTTTTTAATATCCGCAATCTGTTGCTCAACAACTGGCATACGCCTTGCGAAATTATTATGCTCCCTTACTTCCCTTGTAAGTTCCTCAATCTTGCAATCCGTAACCGCCTGTGACGTGCTTAGCGCGTCCTCAATTTTCCTGTTTGAACCAATGTTAGAAATAATAACACCCAGTACCGATAAACCGCCTGTAATTAAAGCCACAATAACTGCATCTGTCATTTATACACCTGCGCTTTCTGTCAGCGTGTATGTGATTTTCATAGTCTGACTTGCAGTCTTTATTACTGGCTCATCAAGGTTATTCTTGGTAGTCAGTATAAATGGATTTAATTTAGGCGTGCAACGCATATAATAACCACCGCTTCCATTACTATCATATACAATCGCGCCGTCTGTCATAATTGGCTTATACATTTTAATAACATTGTAAGATTCACTTACCGCAACCGTATTGCATTTCTTAGCAACGCCAGTAGTTAAGTCAATAATATACATATCATACGGTTCACAACCTCTTAACTCTCCGAATGTTACAATCGCGGTATTATTATTAACTATCTTAGGACAAAAATTCAATGAATTTCTAAAATTAAGATTGTATGGTATAAAGTCTTCACCGCCTATCTTAACTTTCACTACTTTTGCGTTGTCAGTGCGGTTTATTACATACATACGCGCGTCTACACCTGCACCACCTATCATAAGTATATGGTCGTTTGAAATATACAAGCCATAGCGCGCTCCATCACCATTCAAAGCTATACCGTAAATACTTAATGGCTGATTAGTAGTATTTGTCATGGTATAGTTAGTGACCTTATAGTCATTAACTAAGTCTATATCAACATACGGCAGTGTCGCGTTTGGCGCAAGTGCAGTCTTAAGGCTATAAGGAAATACTATTAACTTGTTATCACGTTTATTAAAGTGCAAGCCTACTACACCATATCGATAATCGTCTGTGCGCGTATACGCCAAGTTCACAATTTCAGTCGGTATCTGCACGTCAATGGTTTCAATATACTTAGCGCGTCCTGTCGTTGCTGATATACTAACGCTATTGAACTGAAACTTGAATTTGTATAACTTTAATATACCGCCGTTACCTACTAGGTTATATGCTCTATTGCCATAAATATAGTCAATATTTCTATAATCTACTGCATAGATATATTCTCCTACAATAGCCACTGGACATAGACTATAAGAAGTAACGCCATCAATCGTTGCGTTTGAGTCTATAAGGTTGTAAGCATTAAACGCACCTTTGCTATTATCACCACTAGCGGTACTATTATTATTTATATAAGCCTCTTCACCTAGCCTATACGATACATACTCACTATTTACCGGCGCGTCACTTGCACCGATTTTACCCATAGCAATCGGGCACAATGCAATAGACTGTATCGTTCCGTTACCCTGCGACGTTCCAAAATCCCACACTAACTTATAACTTCCGTCTTCCTGCAATCCACTTTCTGCAATGTTACGGCTACCCCTTGATAAATCCTGTCCACTGTATGCAGTATTAGAAGCATAGCCTGTAATCTTTGTACTTGGTATTGCATAATCTGACGCGTCGTCGTTTAGCCTATCGTCAAATAGCAATAAACCGCCGAATATAGTGCCTGCATAAGTGTAGTCATAAAAATTCAACTTATGAATTAATGGCATATCGCCCATATATGACCTAAACATATCCGCAACGGCGTTAGTTATCATATTGTCATGCTTAATTATCTGCTTAGTGCCGTCTGCGTTAGTCAGCTCTATTGTAGCACTACCTTTTATCGCCATATTATTTCCCCTTTCTATACTGGTGGAGTATTATTAAAATTAAATTTAATTTGTGTGACAGTGTCTACTCCGTCAAGTGATACCTTAAGTCTCATAGTCTGCGCGCTATTTATAACGCTAGACCACGCTTCTGTTGGTATAGCCATAAGCTCACTTGCAGTCATGCCAACGTCTGACGCGCTCCACTCACCATTATTATATGCCATCCACATACCACCGTCAAACGATAGCAACACTGTCGCACCATCACTTGCCGTTGCTTCTACACTTGTTATACCGTATATACTACTGTGACCTACACTTACATTATCACCTATTATATCGTGAGTGCCAGTAGGTACACCCTGTACTACCGCATTAAGACGCGGTACATCGCTTGCATCTGCCCAGCATAACACCTCTGGCGCACTTAACGTCATAAGTAATGCGCCGTCCGGTATTGTATCACTTCCGTTATTAATAAATAACTGTGCATTTAATGTTCCACTGACTTCCATAAGTGTACCATTTTGAACCGTATATATAGTGCCATTATTTCTGATTAAATAATATAGCGCATTTACTAACTGCACACATTCAACAATGGCGATATTAGCGCTCCCACTGCTATTTGACGTTGTAAATTCATGTGATAATGAACCGCTACCATCATCAAACCAACACGCAAGTCGTTCTTCTGTATTATCTCCCTGTAATTTAGTTAAATCACTTGGATCGCATACTTGCATTCGTCCTGTTCCTGTTTGATAAAGGCTTGACGTAACTCCGTATAATATTACATCATTCGCATTGCTCTTATTTGCTGTAACTTTATAATCCCCATTTCCAATATTAGCCATATCTTTACGCATGACAATATTGAATTTTCCGCTAAATTCTCCACATACAAGATATATCCTACCTGTTGTTGTCTGTGTCAATGTTATAGTTTCTGTGATACTTTCTACTTTCTTTTTTGCAAAATAAAGTTTGTGGGCTAAAGAGGAGCTTGCTTCATTGTTACCACCACCGATTTTTTCCCAGCCATCCGATAATGTAGGTTCATTTCCGCTACCTCTTATTGCATACGCTAATATAAGAGTATTCCCTAATGTGCAATTATCCATAGTTAAACTACACGACGTTGCACCGTTGCTTGAATTTTCAGATTGCTGAATTAATTTATAATTACTTTCTGAATAACTAAACGCGCCACTTCCTTTATTGTAATAATATTCCTGCTCAACCTGTTCATAAAGGCATGGTATATCGTTATCATCAAGCACTGGGATAAAATCTTTAATAAGTACGTCATTATTATATATTTTACAATATTCAAGACAGAAGCTTCCTAAAGAGTTAGGAAGCGTTGCACTACCTTTCCTGTTTTGTGCAAATAAATACATTGAATATAATGATTGGAATTCTACATAATTATATGTATATGCCACTACATCATTAAATTTCACAACATTTTTGTTAAAATCAATCACTGCATTTTTAATTATAGAAAAGTTTGTAGTTTGATTTCCGTACGCACTAAACATTTTTTGTGAGGAATAATCGTAATCATTTATAAGTGAATAATTTAATGTATTCCAACCTTGTGACCATGAATTAAAGAAATATGAATTTTGTTCAGCATTATATACAGACATAACAACCCTTGTATCTTGATTAGGCATAAAATTGGTGTCAATATATTCATTTCCTGTTTTATTGCGTATCCAAGCTAATTTTTTCATTGTTTTACCACCACGCTTTCTACTGTAATGCCAGTATAGTCAAGTGCTACACTGCACATCTTACCAGTGTCAATAGTTTCTTCCGCGCTCTCATACGTGTAAATAGTCTTAAGCGCAAACATATCATTATTAGTTGTGACATACTTATCATAAGTATAATTATCTGCGTATCTCGTATCGAATGTATAGTCAACGATAACCTCATCAATATTAATGAAGCCATGCGCGCCCTCAAACGTAAGACCGCCATTAAATGCCATACTAACCGCGTCAGTAAATACAATCGGAGTAGGCGTATGGAATGTATTGACAATATTATCAACAAGTTTGCACATATCAAGGCTTGTAGCAAACGGTATATCAATAATATCCTCAGTAAAGTTAAGCGTGCCGTCCCATTTTCCTGCTCCGTCAATGCCCTGTCCGTATAAGATAGCAAGACACTCATTCTTCTTTATAGTCGCAGTCGGAACTGTCGTGTCTATATCAGCAATAGCGTATTCTGGGAATATAACTATATTAGTCTCAGTGTCTACTGTTGCGCCTGTATCTGCAAGTGCCTGCAGGAAATTGTTGTGCGTCTTTCTGTCCTTATCTTGCAAGCGCATATCGCTTTCAAAATACTCCATAAACGCCTTAACACTTATAGTATGTCTGTCGTTATTTTCTACGGAATAAATGTCCGCAATGGTAACTATATGCTCGCCTCTTGATAAATACTTGCGGTATAGCCTAGTTGTGTCTGCTATGGCGTCAGTATAAAACTGCAGATTAATAATGCCGTCTAAGTCTGTACTAATACGCAAGGATAATATAAATATAGGTCTACTATCCTCAACTGCTGAATAATTTATATTTGCAATCTCGGTTTCAACGTCTTGAAAACTAATTACATCAGCATTCCTATATTCTTTTGTTACGACTGTCTTAGTCTCAATGCTACCCTCAAGGTTCGCAAGTTGTTTATTCTGCTTGTTGTTTACGTTTGCAAGTTTAGGATTGCCACCGACTGCGCGTATCTTATGCTTGCCTCTGTATGTCCAATAATAATAGGTTATAGGACTTAAATAGCTTTTATTATCCTTGCCTACATTTATATTTTCAACATAGTCGCCCAAATCAAGCGCGGGATTGCCAAGTGTTTGCAATTCAAACGGCGTATAAATAACATTTTTAAGCACGTTGTATACATTTTCAAGTATTGCATACTTTGTCTCTGGTAATCCTCTTAATATAGGTATATCGCCCATATCAAGCACCAAGCCGTCAGTAAACGCGTCTATATATTCATACGGCGCATAGTTTTCTATTGCTATAAATCTACACTTAACTCCATTAAATTTAGTCGTGTAATCTGAGAAGCTGGCATTGGCAAATCTGTGCCTCTTATCTAGGCTCACACTTGCTTCTGTTGCGTATGGAACTAGCTTCAACTTGCCGTCCCTGTCAAATATCGCAAAACAAGCATTAATCATACATATATAAGCCAGCACGTCCCTATAAGTATCAACTGTATCTGAATAAATTGATAGCAGGTATTCTGCGTTTGGTAAGGTATTAAATTCTTCCTCGGTCTGCGCAAGCTCAATGCTTAATTTATCCGACAAGTATGTCATTATCTGTGGCAGTGTGCCAAATGTGTCCTCGTCAACATTTACATCAAGCAACGTCATTCTATCAAGTGCTTTAATACTTATCTTGTCATTTATCCTCTTAGGCTCTGAAATTATGAACACGCCAAGCGGTATTTCTTCCCACGCTTCACCAGTCCACAAACTCCAGTATAACTTAAGTTCTGCATCATACAGACTGTATCTGTCTACTGCGCTCTTAATCGTTATGCCACACTCAGCCGCATAAGTACAACCAAACTCAAACTCATTGTTGTTGGTACACTGATTTGTGATATATACACTGTCTTTTATAATATCGCTATCGTCAAGGTTTATGGCAGTGCCGTTTACTGTCAGCACTGCCCTCATCTTACTTTTGCGGTGACTATCTGACACCGCCAACTTATATGCCTCGCTTACGTTATACAAATAGTCACCCCCTTTATCCCTCTAGCGTAAATGATAAATTCCAATAAGTCACGTTATTGTTATCTATTGCTTTTAATTTTAGCGACCTTTCGCTACAAGTACACTTTGCGCTTAACATAGTACCATAGTAAAAATCAACATTTACTATTGCTTGAGCGCACTCGCTTGTTATGGCTTCAACCTCTTCCTGCGTTAAGTTAGTCCAACCTACCTTAATTTTAGGTACGTCGGCACGCACCTGCTCAATAAAGGTCGTGCCGTCTTCTACCTGTGTTTTCTCGCCGTTTACGTCTGCAAAATTAACCTCAAACGTACTTGGTGACGGCGGTGTATATCCATTTAATTTAATCAGATCCATTTACGCTCTACCTCCACTTCTTAAAGTACGTCTGTCATTTGCGCTTACAATACGCTCATCAATTAAGTCATTGCCTAAATAAATCGGTATAGTGATGTCTCCAGTATTATACTGCAGGTTCTCAACCAACTGAGTAAGCATATTTACAAGCCTGCTATTGCCTTCCGTATCTGTCTGCACTGGTGCATTATATCCGCCTACATTCTTAAGCATTGGCGCGCTCATCGGCATAGTCAGTTTCATATCGCCTGCCATTGATTGCACTGCATCAACAAGCCTGTACTTGTTATCGTCTATGCCTTTAGCCATGCCTTGTATAAAGTCAGGCATCCAGCTCTCATAATCAGTAAGTGGACCGACGTCTGGAACTGAGAAATGCAAGTAAGACTTGATTGTATTTGCTACGTCTTTCACCGCGCCTGTTATCTTAGAAATTCCGTTTTTAATACCTCTGGCAATTCCATCTATCAGATCACTTCCCCAGCTATACGCCTGTGAAGCAAGACCTTTAATAAAATTAACCGCATTATTAAGTCCATTGCGTATAGTGTTATAAACATTATTTATACCATTGCTTACGGCTGACTTTATATTTGACAAGACGTTTGAAACGGTATTCCTAATCGTATTCACTGCATTTATTACGAATGATTTTACCGCAGTCAAAACAGATGTGATTACTGTCTTTAGGTTGTTTAAGAAGGTATTAATAAAATTTCTAAAGCTCGCACAATTATTATATAAGAGTGCGAAGGCACCTGCAAACGGATTGACAAGTAAAGTCAAAAGTGCCTGCCAATTATTCCTTACAAAATCAACTATACCAGATAAAAAGTTCTTTACGTTTTGTACGGCAGTCGATACGACTAATTTTATGTTCTCCCATAAATTAATCCAAAAATTACGGAAGCTCTCGCAATTATTCCATAAATAGATAAATCCGGCTACAAGTGCCGTTATTGCCACGATTACAATACCTATAGGGTTTGCAAGCATAACTGCGTTTATCGCCGCAAAAGCACTCTTTGCAACACCTATAATCGGCGCAATCTGACCTATTGCCGTTATTAATGAACCAATACCGATTAATAATGGAGATATTACCGCAATAACACCAATAATTGATGCAATAACAGACTGCACTGGTGAAGGTAATGAACCAAACGCCTTAGCAACGCCACTGACAACAGATGCCAGACCTGACAATACAGGAGCAAACGCACCACCTAATTCAATAGCCGCGTTTTTCATATCATTCATTGCGATTTGCATATTATGGGCTGATGTGTCATTCATTTTATCCATTGCAGATGAAGCCGCACCCGTACTATCACCCATTGCAATAAGAATATTATTAAAGTCTGCAGTACCGCCATTAAGGATTGAAAGCGCACCTGTACCAGCTTCCGTACTGCCCCACAACTGCGCGAATTTCTCACTATCTCCGCCTACACTTTGTCCTAATATATCAATGACGTCTGCAAGGCTCATTCCGCTTGCCATTAACTGTCCGAAAGACTGTCCCGTTTCTTCCTGCAATATCTGTCCTACAGTGCTACCACTCTTTGCTAATTCGTTAAGCATTGACTTCATGTATGTTGTTGCTTCTGCCGTAGCAATACCGCCTTTAGTCATTGCGACATAAGATGCACACAAGTTATCAATAGACACACCGTAAGCAGATGCCGACGGGATAACTTTACCCATTGAACTAGCAAGTTCATTAACTGTGGTCTTACCTAAATTCTGCGTTGTGATTAGCTTATCTGATATACTCTCTGCAGTTCCTGCTTTATCTCCATACGCATTCAGTGTAGTAGTCAATACGTCTACAGACGTAGCCATATCAGTAAAACCACCTACTGCAAGCGCATTAGCGGTAGCAACAAACTCTACAGACTTTGACGTATCAACACCTGCGGAAATAGCACCATATGTAGCAAGCGCAATATCTTCCGCCGCAATACCAGTATCTGAACTCAACTGCATAATGGCGTCTGACATATCCATCATACTGCCTTTATATTTTACTGACGCATCACCTGCGATTGTTTCAACTTGCGCTATAGCAGTCTCAAAACTCATAGCCGCGTCTGCCGTACCTTTTATGACTGCCTGTGCCGCAATACTCACTGGTGCTAATGAAGCACCTATATTCTTGCAAGCCGTACCAACTGCACTTGCTTTATTTCCTATAGTCGCTGAACTGTCGTTAAAAGTCTTTTGAACGTCCTGTATTGCTTGCTTTGCAACATTGCTTACGGTATTTTTACCCATTACAATATCTAAAGCAACTGCACCAACGCTTTGTGCCATATTAACCCCCTTTCTAAGCCTTTAACATAGCAAAGAGTTTATCCATACTCTCTGTATATTTTTGCTCGTTGTTAATCTTGTCACGATTTTTCCAATCGTTATATATTTTCTTTTGCGCGTCATTATATTTACTAATGACATCAGCGTCCGTTTCACTTCTAATCGCTACTATCTGACCTAGTGGTGTATCTGGCATAAGACAAGAAGTCAAATTAAGGAATTCATCAAAGTCTAATTCTGTCACCTTAAGCCTTATGCCGTATTGACTTAAAAAACTCGCTTCTATCAAGTCATAATCATCCACTAAATCATAGTAGCTTTCTATTTTTTTTCTGAATTACTCGCATTCTCAAATTCTTCATAAGGTTTATTATAAAGCACCGACATTGTAGCAAATATAATCGCCTGCATATTTTCCGTATAATTTTCTGCGCCGTTTTCCTCGCCTGCCTGTCGCAGTTCTTCCATAAGCTCATTATACTGCTTCTCGCCAAATACCAGTCTAAGCATTTTTTCGTCTGTACTTGCATCCGGCTCCTTCTTAAAAAGTTCCTGCAATAATAAACCAGTTTTGTGGTCGGTCTTAAGCGTATAGACATTATCAATGAACTGGATCTGTTTAGGTTCAAAATTCAACTTACTTCTAAAATTTGCTATTGCCATAATATTAATCTCCTTAAATTAATAATAAAATAGGGCAGGGCAATTAATACCCTACCCTTAAAGGTTTCATGTGTTATGCACTAAGAGTACCTTCTGTCGGCTTACCATGTCCGATAAGTTCTGCCTCAAGTGCGCCTACGTCTGTAGCCTTACCGCCAATACCGTTGTTCTTAACGCCACACGCCATATGTTCCCAAGTAAGTGTTGTGCCGTCGGGATGCACAAGCCTAGCTGACACATAAGCGTCCTGTCCTGTAAGTAATAGCTTGCTTGCAATAAGATCATTACCAGCGTCGCCAATACAACGCTTGCCCTTAATCGTAATCTTAACTGATTTACCAGTAACAAGTGCTGACTGCCAACCGCCTGCCGCAAAAGAGTTCCAAGTCTCAGTATTATTTTCTACTTCAACATTTACTTCCTCAAGCTCTGCGACCTTGCTCCATACTGCAGTCTCGTCTTTTGCCGTATTAACTTCAAAGCTACCTACATGAACTGGGAATACTCCGCTTGTAATTACGCCCATCTTATCTCCTTTCTTTACTTTTCAAAGTAAATATTCATTTCAATAACGTATTCATATACGCTATCTGCGTCTTGGTCTACGTCAATTGGCTCGTTATTTAATAACTCAATAAAGAATACTTTCTTTTCTTTCAACATTAGGATATTTTTACTGACACTTTCTATTGCGTTATATAAATCCCAAGCCTTGCGCTCTGTATTAGCCTTATTTGTATCTCCATGAATTAAAAGACTTACGCCCTTTTTATCATACACCTTGAGGCCACCTATTACTTCACGCCTTCCTGCGTCCTGCAGGTTATATACGCCAAGACTATTCTTTTTTTTACTGTCAAGCCTGCCTATGTAATAATTATCAAATAGACCAAAAGACTTCAACCAATCCCTTATATCTGCAAGTGTAATCATCAAAGCCTCCCTATCCTTTTCAATAACTTAGCATAAGCATTGCTTATAAAATTGTCATTTAAGAAGCTATCGAACCATTTACCGCCTGCTCGTGCATTATTTCCTCGCCTAAAGTTATACTCTGGGTGAAAATACAATCGCCTTGCGTATGGCGTACTTGATACAATGCTTACTCTACCTTTTTCGCTATCATCAACAAAAGTGCTATCATCCTGCAGGTTTCCAGTATCAAACGGCATCACTTGTCTATCCCTTAATTCTGTAAGTGTAGCGTCTCCAGTCTGTGCAAGTGCTTCATACTGCGCGCCATCTAGCATATTTAGTACGCTCATATTAAGCTCAACTCTGCTTGTGACTTGTACGTTTCCTGCCATTATATCAACTCCAATGTCGTGTAATTTACAGTGCCGTCCGGGTTTAGATTCTTAGTGCCCTTATTTATGCTATATTCCTGTTCATTTATTACCACGCTACCCGAAGCAATAACCGGCAGGCTCTCGCATAAGTCACCTCTAAATAATGCAACACCTTTTAATTCAATTTTTTCTTTGTCCTTTGTAAAACTTGCACGCGCGCCCATCTGTAAATTGCATTTTGTATCAATTACAATCGCACTCTCAAGCTCGCCGTCCTCATTAAGTTCTACATTGTCAAGCATAACCTTAATCGGTGTCTTGCAAAATCTTTTAATAACTAAGCAAGGGAATCCCATACTAGCACCCCCTTAACACCCTTGAGCATAGCCCACACTTATGCAAGTGCTGATTAATACTCTTTGACACTGCTATGCCGTTTATGACTTCTGCGTTTGCACTCTGTCCGCTAAATGACATATTCGCTCCATTTAATGAATAGCTTGATAACATACTGTTGATAACATCTGCGTTCTCCGTTTCCCAGTCAGCAATCAAGCAAGCACATTCTGTTATGATTTCCTGCTGATATTCAGTCAAGTTATCAAAGCCTATCGCAACTATACGATTATAGGTCAACGTGTCTATATGCTCGCTTGCCTGCCTCAAAGCCTTCTCAAGCTCAATGCCGTCAAGTGTGCCCTTGTATGTATTCTTGTAATATTCAATATCTGCATACATTTTAAGCACCCCCTTTATCATTTTGCCGTTGCAGGCTTCTTTACTGTCTTAGGTGTTGGAGCAGGTTTCTTTTCCTGCTCCTTAACCTCGGTATTCTTTGGAATTAGACCAATAATCTTCCCCATTGTTTACACCGCCTTACGCATTCTTCTTGTGAACGTAGATGCCTGCCGCCTTGTTCTCGTATGTGTCGCAAAGACCATAATTTCTGTAACCATACTTCCAAGCGTCTGCATCTGGGTTCTGTGCAGGAGCAATAATCTTAGGTACTGCGTGCTTTGTGAACTGAAGTGTTGCAGGCTTGTGGATAACCTCAAAGTTAAGTTCAACCGCGCCGGAAGCCTTCTTAAAGCCGCCCTTCTCCTCTCCGCCTGTCTTACCGTCAAGTAACTCAATAGCTGAATAGAAACGTGTCTGAGGAACTGGTGTGATAGATGCAAATCTTGAAAGTACCTCACGCGACTTATTTGTGTCCATATCCTGCACAAGTCCTAAAAGTGTAGGAGTGATGAACAGATGTCTGTCTTCCATCGGCACTTCTGCTTCGTCCATATCTGATGTTGCTTTTCTTAATGCCGCAATAACGTCTGCACCTGTTGCAAGCGCACCTTCTGCAGTTCCTGCGCCTACTGTTGAAGCGTATGTTGCAAATCTGAACGCGTCAAGTTCTGGAACAACCTTTGTTCTGATGAACTCACCTGCAAGTCTACCAAAAGCAATGTTCTGTGACTCCTCATTGTCCATATCGTCAACTGTGAAAGCACGACCTCTCTCATAGTTGAACTTAACTGTCTCCCATGTCAACTCAACGTCGCCGTCTACATATCCACTGTTACGGTTGTAATCCGCAAGTCCGTCCATTGATAACTTAGGAATTACGATCTCGTTTGCGTTTGCGCCCTGTCTTGCAAGGGTTGCGTCACTCTCAAGCACTGCAGTAAGTGCTGACTGCTGATAAACTTCATCAAGTAGGTTAGTATAAACCTTTGCTAATGCAATAGAATTTGCCATGTCTTATTTCTCCTTTCGTTTATTTCTTTGGAGATAAGCCGAAAGCCTTTCTTAACGCGTTTTCCTGTTCGGTTGCGTCGTCATGCTCACCACTCACCCCAAATTTAATACCTTTGTCGTCATTTGACGTGCCCTTAAATGCCGGTACGTCCTTAAGCACCTGCTCAACTGCTTCCCTTACCTTGTCAGCTTTAATCTCGCCCTTGTCATCAATAGCGTCCTTAAAATCTGCTGATTTAATAACATAAGGAATCGTATTTTTGTCTACACCTAAATCAAGGCAGTCATTAAACGCCTGCTTGCTTAAAAGCTCGTTTGTGAGCCTTGACTGTAGCTCTGTATTAGCATTCTGTAACTTAGTAAGTTCCCCAGCCTGTGCCTGTGCCTGTGTCTGCTTCTTTGACTTATAATCTCCGATAGCAGTCTTAATCTCATCCTCGCTCATACCCTGTTGCTCAAAGTACGATTTAAGGATTGCATTTTCTTTCTGCTGAACACCCTTATCAATCATTGACTGTATCTTGTCGTAATCAATTACGCTTTTACCGTCATTTGATGTCTGAGTATTGGTTGCACCGTTTCCGCCCTGTGCCTGCGTGTTATTATCCTGCTGAGTTGCAGTATTGTTGTTATCCATAAGATAAATCCTCCTATTTTAACGACTTAGTTGTCCTATACCTATAATTATATACACAACTTATGGTTTGCGTCAAATAAATGCAAACAAGATTTTATTTTTGAAATCTATATTTACCTCGTCGCATACGTCTGCATATTCATTTTTTATCTCATTAGTGCGTTCTATTAAAATATCAAATCTTTCCTTTTGCGCTTCTTTAATCGTATTATGTATATCACATGATATTATATCTTCTTTTTTGACTTCAAATAATCTGCAAATCTTGGATAGCATATTTTCACTTACTGCGCATTGTTCGTTCTCATACTTTGCATAAGTCTGTCGGGAAATACCTAGTAACCCAGATACATCTATTGCACTGCGTCCACTCCTTTGTCTTATTTCCTTAAGGTTATTACTATTAAGTATATACCTTAACTTGGGCATATTACTTTTTATAGACCTATGGTATATCTTAAATTCATAAGCCAGTTTATCCAGATATTCCTTTTTTCTGTTGTTATGCTGATTTACATATTCGTATTCACGTTCTGTACCTTCAAAATCAAAATGCAATAATTCGTTATAATCAGATCCGACAATATCGCATATTTTAACTACACGTTCTTTCGGCATTCTCACAAAGCCATTTTCGTAGTTTTTATACTGTGGCAGTGATACACCGATTAATTCAGCCATTTTTAATTGCGTTATCTTTTTTTCTTTTCTCTTTTCCTTTAATCCCCAAAACTTAATAATGACAGTTTTTTACCTTTCATATTCAACCTCCGATATGCAAAACTATACTTTGTTATTATTATTTTAACATAAAAACGGAACATATTTGCAATATTAAATTATATTTTTTACATAAAAACAGGCTAAAAATGTAAGTCAAAATTACATTTTACATACATAAAATTACGTTGGTATACGGCTCAACGCTTGTAAAATAAGGATGTCTTACAAAATTACAAAAAATATCAAAATATACCAATACCATATAAAGTCATATTAAAATTTAACACAACACAAAACGTAATACCTGTGTATAATGTTAAATTTTAATATCGCTCTTTTAATAATATATATATTATATAAAAAATGTAATTATGTAATATATAATATATTAGACTACCCTTAAAGCCAATAAAATCAAGGGTTTAGGGTGTCTTACATTTTGCATTACATTTGACTTACATTTTTTATTATGTAAGACATATTGCAATTATCTTGCGTTGTGATATTATAAAAGCATAGTTAATCATTTTTGGAACTCCTTCAGTAAGAAAACAAACCAAAGAAAAAGCAAGGCATATCCCCCAATCGTAGCCTTGCTTTTTTCATGCAATTATTTAATTAAATCTTAATTTAATATTTTAGTTGTTATGTTAAATTATTATTTAAGTTGTTTGTAAAACTCTTTGTAACTTTCGATTGCCTTATCTGACGCTATCTCTGTAAGTTTATATATTTTTTCTTTTACATCAAAATAATACCATTTATCGTTTGTCATAAAATACGGTTCATCAATAAACATTATTTATTCCCCTTTCCAAAATACTTTGTAATAACCGCATGGACTTCTTTTGAGTATGCACTTGGATTTTCCCCCACTTCAACATCCGCAAATGCTTCCGCTTGAAACTCGTCAATGTTAGACAGTGAATACTTGCTTATCTTTACAGAATCAAGTTTTTCTTTTGCTTTTTTCAGCATTACTCTTTCTTCGTCTGTAGGCGCTATACCTTCAAATAAAAACCTTGAATCAAGCCTTCTACTAATAGAATCATACTCATTCTGTAATACTGATACATCTCCAACATATCTATCAAATATATCTGTAATTTCTTTTCTTGCTTTCTTTACGTTTGTAAAATCCGTCTGCATAAAGTTTCTTGATTTTGTTGGTAATGATTCACCAATATTCAAGATACCATGCGCATACTCATGTGTTGTCACATATTCAATTTCTTTTCCTTTTGGATATCTGACGGAATAACCAGTATCTGCAAGTTCTCTTAACCTGTCTATGCCTTTATCGTTCATTTTTAATGGATTGTATTCTATTGTAGATTTGCCAAACTCCCACTCATGATACGTCGAAGCAAATGCAGGATTTCCTAATGCAGCTTCTTTTGGCATTGTCTTAACAGTTGTTAAAGGAGAATAATATCTTGTTCCTAAATCTTGCACCGTATTAACAATCCTATCCTGTGTATTTACATCCTTAATTCTGCTAATATTGAACGTATCATATGTCATGTTTGGATTGTCCAAATCAATATCAGCAATAGGAACAGCATTTCCTAAAAACTTCTGTCTATACTCATCCCAATTATTCCATACGATTTTTCTGCCATCCGTGTTGATTTCTTCGATTGTTCTAATTTTAGATACATCTGGCTTAATTGATAGCTTGCCTGCGTTGTCCACGCTTAAAACGCCACGCAAAGAAAGCCTTGCTTTATCCAGACGCAATACATCACTGTTGTTGTCGCAAAGGTCTACCAGTTTATTTTTATACTGGCTTGCGCGCTCAAAATACTTCTTTGCGTCCGTCTGATCTAAACAGCCATTACCTAAACGCATATTTCGTTTGTAATTGCGCTCATAATACCTCTGCTCCTGCTCAAGATTATATCTGCGCAGTGTTTCTTCTTCCTGTTCCTTGCTTATTGTTTTCGGTTCTCTGCTTATGCCCTCATAGTAACTACTGCAGGCGTCCTTACAGTTTGGGTGAAACAAGCCACTATTAACTGCACTACTAAGCAAAGGATAACCAGTCTGCGTGCTTTCTTCATAAGTTCCGCCGCCATATACGTCGTCAATAAATACTTGACCTAAAAACGGCAGGCATCTAGGGCACGCAGTACCACGTGAATTAATCTTAACCGTATGCACGCCGTATCTTTCCCTAAAATTAGCCTGTCCCATTAAATTAGCGCGCTTATTAGCAGTACGCAAAGCCATTTCTGCATAACTTGCTATATTAACCCTTGCGCCGTTCTTATACTGCACACAATTATATCCGGCGTTTAGAAAGTCCTTTGTTGCCATATCTATGCACTGCCACATACTGCCAGCACCAGTGTTATAGAATAACTGCGCCTTATAAAGCGTCTGCCTGTATACATCATCAGACATTCTAAGCAATGCAGTCTCAGCTTTTTTCATATCTTTAGTAGTAGCCTTAATAAGTGAGTTAAGCTTCTTCTGGTTATTCCTAAAAAAGCGACCTTGCATATTTGCTTTAGTGCCGTCCTTTGGTGCTTCATAGCCTTTTTTTATAGCCTTTAATAGTTCAATCTCCTGCTCACTTTCGCCTGTTGCGTATGCTTCTCTTATTGCCTTGTCTATCTCATCATTAAGCCTGCCCATATAGCCAGTCAGCACGTCATTATTCTGGGCGCGATACTGTGACAGACCGCTTAACATTTCAGCCTGCCACTGCGTCCAATTTATGCCTTCTTCGTATTCCTCACTTATGTGATGTCGCATATTATTGCGCATAGACTTTATTAAAGATAATTCAATATCCTCAAAAGCATTTGTAATATCATAAGCCATTATTAAACCTCTCTGTCATTAACTGCTCGCACTTATAACTGTACTTGTTTGCGATTTTAATCATGCCCTTGCGCTTTTCCTCGTCGTGCTCACGTTCTGCACGACCTCGCAAGTCATACTCACTGCACAAGCAATATCCAATTACATAATCGTAACCGAATATTTCAACCATCTCATCAATATAATTCTTTGGCTTTCCCATAACTGCCCCCTTTATACCATACTAGGCTCGTCTACCTCGACAATGCCCTGCTCATTCTTAATACGTTTTACTTCCTCAGCTTTCCACTCGTCTGTCTTACTGTCGCCGTAAAGCTCATCAATAATGCTTTCAATCGACATAACGCCCTGTGTCTTAGCTTTGCCCACTGTCTCAATCTGGCTTTCAAAACTAGGGTTCGCATATTCGCCAAACGTAACCTCAGCTTCTGTGTCCTCAAATGCCACGCCCTGCATTGCGCTTAATACCTTAAATGCCTTATCAATTAAGCCCTCAATGCAATACTGCAAAGCATATATAATAGTCTGACGTGTATATAGCGTTGTTTTTTCCTTTTCTCTCTGTGCTTCTGCATTATCCAGCTTTTTAGTATCAATACCCAGTGTACTAGGTGATATTAAGCCCTGCAAACATAAGTCAAGCGCGGTAACGTAGGTATTGAGGTAACTGTTGCAATCAATAATACCGTTCTGCGTCTCAATCTTGCTTGTGGCGTTTTCCTGCATCGGACTGCCTGTTGCAATAAATCTATTATCAAACGTATTGCCGTACTTAATTGCGCCTGTGCTTGCGTCCCTAGGTAATAGATCCTCGGGTATATATGTCTTTGTCCTGTTTGCTCTAAGCGCATCAATCCACTGACTCCACGCCTCGTCAAGCGCATCAAAGTTATCACGCTTGCTATCAAAGACAGATTGTCCTCTACCTTCCCATTTATCAGACGCAAAGAAACTCAAATACTCTGCCATAATAAGCGACTTGTCAAAGTATACTGGCTTCAAGTCTTTTGTCTTATCTAACTTATCAAGACCAATCTCATTATCGTATGCGTCATATAGCTTGTATTCAATATAACCATAGCCGTAACACTCTTTTAATACATAAGACACGCCCTGCTTATTAAATGCTTTCTTGAAACGTATTTCCTTAACTCTGCCACGTTCCCTCTTTACTTCAATTCTATCTGCCTCGTAAAATTCGATAATAGGGTATTGCGATATATCTGTATCAACGCTTATCTTAAATGCTCCGTCACCTGTTACAAGTGCCTTACGCACTGCTTTTTTTACAAGGTTCTTAAAATCGTTCTCGCGCTCAATATCGTTCCAAGTGTTTTCTTTTCCGATATTTGCAATCTTAACGTCCTGCATATCGTCAACGCATATATTAGTGAGCGTATTTACGATAATCTTAGGCAGTCCTGTGTGTATCTTGCGTATCTCAAGACCGCGTGTACTGGTAGCACCCCAAAAACTATACTTGTAGTCTGGGATTGACTTATACAACTGCTCAAGCTCATAACCTTCACCCCTAAACCAAATCTCATTTACAAAAGCATTGGCATCAAAGTCAAGCAACTCGTCAATCTGTATCTGCAAGCCGTTTGCACTTGTGAGGTTTAGCCAGCTTCTAATTGCGTTTTTAAGCGCGCTCTTTGTCCTGTTAAACATTACTATCTCCTTTCTTTACTTTTCTTTTTAACAAGTTTTTAACGCACGCGTGTGTTTATCGTGCGTTTATCGTGCTTTTAATCTGTGCCTTTCTCATTCTCTCCGCAAAGAGCGAGCTTTCATCAATTAGTAGTAGTAGAATGACGCATCATTTACTTACCGCTATGGCTGTCCGCAGACACCGACGGGCTTTACACCGAAGTGTTTAGTTGTTTATGTGGGTACAACTTTAGACCTCTCTTAATCGTCAGCATCTTTTATAATCTGCTTTATTGCGTCCATATCACCTATCTTAGACTTGTATGGCAACCACGCATACTGACACGCATTAATAAGGTGGTCGTGTCCGTCCTCTGGCAATCCTTCTTCTGTGTATGAATACGTGTTGCACTCGTCTATGTAATCGGTGCAGGTATTAACCACAAGAAAATCCCCGGTGTGCATCCAAGACTGTTGCAACTGTATTCTTGTTATTATTTTAGTCTTTTTCCACGCCCCTGCAAAGTCATAAATACAAGCCGTATTTCGTTTATATTTCTGCGCTTCCTGTATTGTGCCTGCATCTGCGCTATCAATATACACGTTCTTACTAAATCCGTACTTAATCTTGCACGCTTCTGCAAACTCAATTAAAAGCGGTATAACGTCACTAGGCGCAAACGGAACAACCGCGTCTTTGTTGTTTCTACTGCTTGTAGTAAGCACAACGCACTTGCGTTCTTTTGTTATACCCACAAAAGCAAAAGACAACTTGTCGTGACTTTCCTTAGAATATGACGTATCACAACCTATCGTATAATACAGATATTTTAGCTTCTTAGCTTCTTCCTCTGTTATTATGTTCTCTGACTTAAGATTAAATACAAGACCTGTCGCACGCCCACGCAATCCCAGTATCTTATTCTTATACATTTTAGTGCCGACTGGTGCGCTTTGTTTCTTTTTTTCTATTTGCTCTGGCGTAAGTCCTGCATTATCAAGGAATGTAAAAAACCAATAACGCCAACTTGCGCACTCGGGTTCTTTTAATTCCTGCATAATACTTGGTGGCACATCACGCTCATACTTGCTTATAGGTCGCGCTCTGTTTATAAATTCCTTGTATACTGGTATATCGGGACTGTCGGGGTTTAGCGTTGCAATCATGTATTCGTTACGTGTGGAAATCTCACGCACAAACTCAATATCCGCCGTATTTATCTCATCAATCAGCACGCACCCATACTGACCGCCAAGCGCATTCTCCCATTTATCCTTAGTATCGTAACCCATTACAAGTATGATTTTATCTTCAAACTTAATGTGCGGAAACTTATAGTCTTTGTCGCCGTTGCCGTAGTACGTTGCATTCCTATGCAAATCAAGTATGCCGTTGTCCTGCTGAATTATGTTCTTTTCAACTACTCCTGTGGTACGTCCTGCAATGATGTGTAGCTTCTTGTTTGAAGCTGATACCTTAATCATAAACTTAACGCCAGCACCTATTGTAGTTTTACCAGAGGCAGTCGTGCCTTCAAGAAAGTCCGCGTCAACGTCCATATCCTTAATAAAATCTATGTATTTTTGCGATAACTTAAACACATCTTATCACTCCCCTTTTTCTACTGTTGGAAGATACTGCAATCCGTCAATAGCCATATTCAAGGCATTATATTTGTATTTACGCAATGGATCATCATACTTATCTGTATCTTTACGTATGCAATTATCACGCATTTCCAAAAGCAGTCTTGTAGCTTCTGTTATTTCTTCATCTGTATATGCGCTTGTCATTGTAACCATAGTTATTCCCCCTTTAACTGTTCCATAATATCAGCCAGCTTCTCACTTTTGCCAACTGTAACGTCAAGCACTTCCGCAAACTGTTCTCCGCTTATCTTCAATAGTTTTTCCAGTGCGTTTGCGTCGCCCTTTTGCATTGCTTTCATAACGCAAGATAAGAACATTGTCTGGTATGCGTTTATTTCTCCGTCAATGCCAAAAAACTTTTTAATCTTCTCAACGCCTGCGCCTTGCATCATTAGTTCTAACATATCGGAAGCCATTTGTTTTCTATCTCGTTTTGCTCTCCTAGCTTCTCCAGACGCAATACCGCCTAGCCTAGCAATCTCCCTTTGCTCTTCCTTTGTTCGCTCGCTCTGTGGTATCAAGTTTTCAATTCCTTCATTAGCCACATTATCACCACCTTAATTATAATTTGTTGTCATGTGTACGCCTATGCCTACCAGAACAGGCACAAGCACGCACATAAGCATTATTGCTATGATAATTGATAATATTTTAATCATTCAATAACACCTCGCCTTTTATAAAAAAATGATGCAGTTTTGCATTTAGAACGCATAGATTTTCTATTGCAATCAATAGTTGATTTATTATTATTACAACGATTTACTGACAATCTACGCAGTTCCCAATTATTAGAATTGCAAAGTTTATATATAAAATTTTTTGCACTTGTTACAATACTAAAATCATATCCCATATCACTATAATATTTAGCTATACATGATAAAAATTTATATCCCAAACCAATTCCTTGATAATCTGGCAATATAACAATTCTACTGCATCTTTTTATTTTTTTATTTACACCGTGAGGTTGATGCAAAACGCCCATAAAACCAATAATATTATCGTTATCATATAAACCAAAACATTTGCAAGCGGAAGATATTTCTGTATCTAAATAATGATATTTCCTAAATTTTGCCCACTCTCCAATGTCACATTTTTTGATTGTAAATTGTTTTTTTGGTCGTGGGCTATCATAAAAAAATATTTCATTTCGTTTGTATCAAATACCCAATCGGGTTGCAACCATTCCAATATATCGTAATGACAAGATATAGCTATAAATTGTTTATTGGTTTTTTTGATTGATTTATTTATAGCAATGCACGCCGTTTGCGCTATTTGTCTATCTACAACAGACGTAAATTCATCAAAAACAATAAAATCTTTTTCCAACATCGCTCTCGCTAAATCCACGCGCATTTTTTCGCCGTTGGATAATACATTGTATGGTTTTAGCCATGACGGTACAGAACCAAAACCAACTGTATAAAACATTTTTTCTATATCTTTCACGCTTTTATTTTTTGGCATATCATCAATAACAGATTTTGCATTATATTCAAATTCAGTTATAAAATCATTACCAAATAATTCTTTTGCAATAGTTGTTTTACCTGTACCAGAACCACCAACTATAACACCTATATTCCAATTTTTAGGTAAATCAATGTTGCCTGTAAAATGTTCTGTTGAATGTTCTGATTTAACGTCAAAATCTGACATTATTGATGCAACTCTAAATGTTTTATCAATATCACTTTTTTTTATAATGTCGAAAGTCGGCATGAATAACCATCTCCTATCAATTTATTATATATTTGTTCTTGTTCCAATTCATTTACACATTCAATAATAACCTCGTAAGTCTCGCCCACCTTGTCAGATAAATCCTCACGCTCTGGCGGTTTTTCATCTGATAAGTCAAAACCAAAGTCGCTCATATCAATATCAAATATGCCGTCTAATTCCTCGCCAAGCAAGTCAATATCCCACTCTGCCAACTCTGCAACCTTATTGTCTGCAAGCCTGTATGCCTTAATCTGCTCGTCTGTTAAGTCGTCAGCAACCACGCAAGGCACAACGTCAAGCCCTAGCTTCTGCGCCGCTTTGTAACGTGTATGACCGCAAATAATTATGTTATTACCGTCAATCACAATAGGATTTTTGAATCCAAACTGCGATATACTGCTCGCAACTGCGTCAACCGCATTGTCGTTCTTTCTCGGGTTCTTTTCGTATGGCTTAATCTCGCCAATTTTCTTGTCAATAATCTGCATATTATGCACCTCACTTTATATAATTTCGTTTACTCGTTTCTGTACCGCGTTATAATCATAACCTGCCTCAGTAAGCCTAATCTTACGATTTAAGCCAGTGCTCCAGTATCCAGCGATTACTTCACGTGCTAACTGGTCTATAGATTTACCTTTTGTGAAGCCGTTAAGACCTACCTTTTTCATTATTGCAGGATAATCTTTGTAAACATAATTTTGGTCGCAAGTCACACCTGCAACCTTGTTTGTGCGTATCTTATTAGTCTCGCCACCAAACTGCCACATACCGTATGGCTTCTTACTTGTGCATTTACTAGCCCACTGAGCAATCCACTTGTCATACTTGTCTAGCTCATCAATGTGTGTGAAATCCCTCAAGAAATAATAAGTTGAGTATATACCCACATAGTACCCTGATTGTTCTAAAGTATTGCAATACGCCTGTATAATCGCTGTAAGTGTGTCTTTACCAAGTGACTTCTGTGTGTCATCCTCTACATCAATGTATATAGGATATTCAAACTGCTTGCCCTTAAGGATATTAAGCATAAAGTTAGCTTCATCACGCGCTTCGTCAACTGTTTCAGCCATAGTATAGTGGTACACGCCTACTGGAATATTAAGCAACTTGCACTGCTTGTAAAAATCTTCAAAGCACTTATCTTTGCTCATTGCGTATGCACCACGCAATATTACAAACTCAACGCCTTCCTGCAGTGCCTTATTAAAATCAAATCCACTCTGCCATTTAGAAATATCAACGCCAAATTTTTGCATATATATATGCCCCCTTTCAATATAATTCTACAAAAAAAATCGGAGTAGTGCAATGCTACCCCAATTTTGTACTTTTATTACAATATACAACCGTCTTTTCTATAGTGCGTGCAACGCTTCTTCCACATACCTTGCAGGTAGCCTATATCATCAACATAGTCATACACGACCGGCGTTCCTTTGCCGTCGCATACTCTTGCAATTCTACCTACAGACTGTACCACAATCGCATAGTCTTTTACTGGTGTAGCAAGTAGCAACCTGTCAAGACAAGGAACGTCAAGACCTTCTTTTGCAAGCTGGTATGTCGCAAGTAATATGCGCTTTTCCTTGTTACGCATCTGCTCCAGTGCAATCTCCCTGTCTGCTTTTTTTACTTTTCCATGCAGTACAACTGCATCACGTTGATATTCTGGTTGTAAATTATAATGTATCACGTTCAAATGCTCCACTCTATCAGATAGCAGTATTATGCTATGTCCTCTATTTGCAAGGTCTTCTATGTCGTCACATATCTGTATATTCCTTTTCGCATTTTCCGCAAGATAATTTATTAGTTTTGCATAACAAAGTGTTCCGTCTGTATCAAGACACTGTCTGCTTATCTGCACGCGCGTGTTTCTTTTCTGTATCTCAACTCGCATAGTATTAACCACGCTATCCGGCACAGTATACGCAACGCCACCTACTAGCGCATAAGTGCATTTAATAAGTCCGTCTGCTCTGTGTAGTGTGGCAGATAGTCCATACTTATATTGCGCCGCAAGGTTATTCAGTACCTTTGAAAACATAGTCGCTTTAATAAGTGTGCCACTGCACCTGTGGCACTCATCTACTACTACCATATCCCATTCATAGCGTAGTGCCTGCAAGTCTGATTTACATAATGTCTGCACTGTTGCAAAGGTTATGCCGTCCGCAATCTGTATCTTGCCTGCCGTAATCTTGCCTAGTAGTTTCTTGTCAATAAATTCAGCCGCCGCATTATATGACTGATTGAGTAACTCATTCGTATGTGTTAGCCATAGCGTCTTAACGCCTAGTGCACATATAAGCGCAATACCCATTCTTGTCTTACCGCTTCCTGCCTTGCTTTGTAATATACCGCCCTTTGCGTCAATTAGCCCTTTTACCGCGTCTTCTTGATAATGGTATAGTTTTATACCATTGCAATAATTAACGTGCCTTATCGGGGCAAAATCAAGGGTATTCGGGGCACTCTCAAGCTCTGGAAAAGCGTGCACAAGACTTTTATACACTCCATACGATACAACTATATTGTCACCGCTTGTCCTGTATAAATTAAGATGCCTCGGTGTACTGCCTAACCATAGTCCCAGTCGTTGCTTGTTTGTATACTCGGGATTATCAACAACTAAATGCTCAC